TCATTGATATAGACTTATTTAAGTTTATAAGAAAAGTTCCAACTCTAGGAAAAAGAAAAACCTAAAAACCACATTATCAAGGGTTTAGGTTTTTTGGAGTGGATAAAGGCAAGCTCGCAAACCCACTGATAGCAAGGGTTTACGTGCACCCCGTATATAAGAAGAAATAAGTGCTTTTGGAAATCAGTGCGTACAATAATACATGGTATCATTCTTGCCGAAGAATCGATGCTGCATGAGGCATCCATAGCTCAATAGCTTATTATCTTCACTTTTCATATAATTTTAGTTTTGCAAATACCTCCTTAATTGGGGGTATTTTGTTTTAAATTAATAATAGACAATTTTGTCGCATCACCATCATAAAATAAACAGATGGCAAAAGATTTTAAAAAAACAACAAAAAAAGTTAGAGCAAGGTATTTATCAGTAGATGTCTGGAGAACTCACTTTGGACCAATTTCCATAGCAGCAATATACGATGTATATTCTCAGAAATTGAATGTACCATATAGAGATGCTAAGAGATTAGATTTCACAAATTGCGTAGACGCATTAAGAAAACTTGAGAGTCCAGAATATATTCCACACTCACAAAGATAATAAGATAACGTAGACTAAGTGTCTATATAAAAAAATAGATACTATGTCATTTATACTCGATCTTCACAAAGAAGTTTCACAAATAACAACATACCAAGATGTAACGCTTGGAACAATGAAATGGGGGGCTAGCGATTCCTTTCCACAAACATTAGTAAACTTCGTTGCACAATCAGCAAACGCTTATCCTGCAGTTTCTAGAGCGGCACAGTTCTATAAGGGACAAGGTTTTCTCGGGGAGGATCGGATAGTAACTCCTACGGGATTAACTTTAAAAGATATAGTAAGTATCATGGCAGACGATTATGCAAATTTTAAAGCATTTTCACTTCATGGTAACTATAATATAAAAGGAAAGATATCATCTATCTATCCAATGAGAATTCCAGTACTGAGATTTAATCAATTCGATGAATTGAATTATGCAAGTAAAGTAGGATACCATCCTAACTTTGGTTTGAACGCAGTTGAGAAGAAAATGATAACAAACCAACCAACAAGAGGAAACATCAAATGGTTTGATAGATTCAATCCAACAGAAGAGGTGGTGAAGAAACAGATTGAAGGTAAAGACGGAAAAGGAGTATTAGGAAATTACAATGGACAAATACTATATTATTCAGAAGCTGGTCACTCAGCATATCCTATCTCCCCTCTACAAGCACCTATCAATTATCTGTTAAGTGATATTGAGAATTCAATTTTAGTCCGTAAAGAGACTTCTACAGGGTTTACAAACTCATATCTATTAAAGACATCATTGAGTGCAGGGGATGAAGCATTGCAAAGATTAGAAGAGGAGATTTATTTCTCACAAGGAGCGAGAGGCTCTGGGAAAGTAATCACATTTTCAGATCTTAGTCCCGAAGAAATAGGAAGTACAGTATTAGAAGAAATAGGCTCCGGGGGTTCTGGGGCAAAAACTACTATTGAAGCAGCTATCTTGACCTATGAATTAAGTCAGAAAGTAATAACTGGAGCATATCTAATTCCACCTGTATTGGCAGGAATTAATATTAGCAATGGATTTAGTGGAGTGGACTTAGAAGATGCGTATGGCGTATTTAATGCCGTTACGAAGACAGGAAGAGATGTAATTGAACAACAATTAAATAGAATGCTAGCAGCTTCAGAGTTTGCAGATGCAGGACCAATTAAAATCATTCCATTAAGCATAGAAGACAAAGGAGCTGAACAATTAGACGCTGAAAAACAAGCTGAAGGAGGCTCAGAGGGATCGCCTGCTGTAGCAAGAAATCCATTAACGGGAAGACAAGAACAAGCTCTAATGAGAGTAGTTCGCAATTTCAATAAAGGAAAAATGACTAGAGCTCAAGCAACAGATCAATTAAAGAACGATCTAGGTCTTGATGATGAGAGAATCAAAGTTTGGATTCCAGAAGAAAATGAACAAAATTAATAAATATGTATAATCCGCAGAATGAATTAGCATTACTCTTACCAGACATTTCAGACAGAATGACTGATTTTGTAGGGATTCAATTAGATGTAGAAGATACAAGAATAAAAGCTTCTTGTTTAGTGGCACAAGATTTGGACATAAAATTCGTTATTACAGATGCTAATTGGAATAGATGCTTCGAAGAGATAGATGGAGAAACCAACCCTGATTACTCAGAGGCTTTATACGATTTAATAATTCCAGTAGTATGTTTCTTTACATATTCAAGACTTGTAAGTATGATGCAGGGAAACTACACAGACTCCGGAATGTCAGTTGAAGAGGGAGCTTTATCAATTAATGAAGCAAAATCAGCAGCAAAACAATATAGAGCAATTGGAGAGTCTTATTTAGGTAAGGTTGTCGATTGGCTAGAAGCAGAAAATGGTAGCACTGAAGCAACTATGGATAAATCTGTATTGAGGGTGAGGTCTTTTGGAGGAGAAGAGAGACCGAGACAACGCTCAGGAAATGCTACAAGAGGAAGTTATCCAACATGGCTTGGAAGAGCTAGCTTTCCCAATGAATAGAGTACAAACTAAAGTAAAATTATGTCAAAAGAAACTAAATGAAATGAAAATTAAAAGTATCTAGACAAAGAGTAAAAAATAGTATCCCATATCATTAGAATTGGTATGGGATTATTTTTCAGATGAAACTGAAACAAATTAAACTAAATTAAAGAAAATGGAAGAATTAAAATTAGTAGGAATATTGATCGGTTCATTATTGTTACAATTATGTTTGTTTCCCTTTAGAGCTGTATCCTTTATCTTTGCAGCTGTAGAAAGCGTGGCAAGAATAATTAAAAAAACAGTCAACAATCTCATCGAGTTAATACAAGAGGAGATAATAAAATAAGAAACATCATGAGTCAAATGAAAAACCCTTTAAGGGCAGCCAAGAAAAAAAAAGAAGAAAAAGTTCGATTAGTTGAGGCGGCAATAGAAGCTGGGCTAAGTACCCGGAAAGATATAGCCAAGGTAGCTAGCATGAAACTTCATGAACTGTCTAATTTATTCGCAGCAGAGAAAGAATTATATGCTAAGTATTGTGTCTTGAGAAAGATGATAGTAGACATGGCATCTGATAATATATTTGATATTGTAGCAGACAGACAACATCCCAAGCACTATGATGCTAGTAAGTGGGTGGTAACAAATTATAAATCTGATTTAGACTCTACACTAGAATCTAAGGATGAAGATATTGATGTACAAATAGGAGGTTCTGGAGCATCTGGATCTAGTCCTATAACCATTAGGTTTGGAAAGAAAAAAGAAGAAGAAGAAGAAGAATAAAAAATATAAGATATGGGAGATGAATTTTTAGATCCAGGAGAAGTTAAAAGACTGGCAGATGAAAACGAATTTATCATCAACCCTTTATTTGAACCTTTATTTCAAGATTCTATAGACCAACCGATGTACTATCAAGTATTCGGGGGAAGGGGTTCAGGAAAATCTACAGCAGCAGCAGTCGCTGTGATTGATTTAACTTACAGTAAGTATGGTCATAAGATAATGTATCTTAGGGCAACGATGACTTCAATGGAAGACTCATCAATAGAAGACATAAGAACAGCAATTAAAGATTTAGGGTTATCAAATGACTTTAGAGAAAACAAAGGAAAGATAATCAATAGAGTAACTGGGAGCACCGTTACGTTCAAAGGAATTAGATCATCGGGAGCCGCAACAGCAAACTTGAAATCATTATCGGGTATTACAACTGTAGTATTTGAGGAGGCTGAAGAGATAAAATCCTTCGAAGAGTTCTCAATGATTGATGAAGGTATTAGAAAGAAAGGAGTACCATTAAAAATTATTATGCTTTACAATCCTGGATCAGCTTTGAGCTCATGGATTCATAAAGAATGGTTTAAGAATGGAAAGGTTAATGAGGAGAGGTTAGATGATACAGTATTCATTCATTCAACTTACTTAGACAATCTAGAAAACTTGAATCCAAAGAAGGTAGCTTCTTATGAAAGATACAAGAAAACCAATCCAGTATATTATAAGAATACTATATTAGCTGAATGGACTTTAGACGCTCAAGAGAGGGTATATGCAGATTGGGACTTGATACCAGTTTTAGATCAAGAAGGTGATACTTGGTATGGATTAGATTTTTCATACTATGGAAAAGATCACACAGCTTGTGTAAAGGTTACATGGATAGATGGAGTCTATTACGCTGAAGAAATGTTCAGTGAACCTAAGCAATTAATCACAGATACAGTTAGAGCTATGAGAGATGCAGGTATTCCAAAGAATGCTAAGATATTTGCTGATAGTGCGATGCCATTATTAATCGAAGAAATCAAAAGAAAAGGATACTCTGGAATTAAGAAATGTCGTAAAGGTAGAGTGGAAGCAGAGGTTAAGAAAGTTCAAGATATGGATATTAGGATAGTAGGAAATGAGAGTTCAAATCTTTTCTATCATAACAAGACATGGCAAAGAACTAATGGTAAAATTAAAGACCATGAACCTGACCTTTTTGCCGCATTAAGATATGCAGTAAATAGCAAGAAGCCAGTCAAACCAGCCAAAGCTAAGAAGCGACCAGCTAAACGAAAAAAAGGATTCATAGGAGGAAATAGACAATCTTCATTGAATTAATATAAGAATAAACAATATACTTACGTCAGAACACAACTGACGTAAATTAAATATAGCTAACTTAAAGAGCAATGACAAACTAAAAACAAACGAGACAATGGGAATCTTAAGACTTAACAACATCAAACATTACACAGGGGCTTTTGCTGATTTACCAGCAACACTTCCTTATGGAGATACTTATTATGCAGTAGACGGAGCTAGATACTTTGTTTATAGTGAGAGTCATTTGCCAATAGAGGTTTCTTCAGTTGGAATACCTCAAGCGTCTTTGGATGCAGTAGAGATTATAGCTAAAGGAGCTCAAACTGGATATTCAAGAACTAGCGCCTTTGCAGATGCTTCAGTATCTTATACTCAAGCAGATGTTGATGCAGAATTATTTAAAGTATTTTCTTTAAATTTAGCATCTCATTTAGCAAAGGATAATCCTTACTGGAGTACTCCAACGCCAAGTGGTACAACTGGAATAGGACTATTTCAAGGAGCAAACTTACCAGAAGGGGTTTCAAGTTTAGTTGATTATTCTTATGATTATGATACAGCTTATCCAGGTTCTAATGGAACTGGGTTCGAAGGTTCTACTGGGCGATTAAAATTAAATGATTGTAAATATGGTGATTTAATTAAAGTAAGATTTGACTTTAATGTAATACCACAAATTGCAAACACAACTGTCGAACCAGCTTTATGGTATTCGAATAGAAATGACTCAGACGATATTACTTTTACATTCCCACTTACAGCTCAGCCGATATTTTATGGTGGAGGAACAGTTGGGAAAACATATTTGAATAGAGTAGAGATTAGTGCATGGATAACTTCTAATGAGGATGTTAACGCGTTAACACTACCTGCAATTAAAGCAGATAATCCAATAATCATTGAACCAATTGGGATACTAATAACTTTAATAAGATAACAGATGGCTATAAAAATAAAAAGAAACGAAGAGGGGAATTGTATTAATTTTGAAGGAAGTTCAAACCCTACATATTGGAACGCTTGCCTTAGTGGTCAGGTTGATCCAATTGAAACAGGTACAGTGAATGTAGTTAACGATATAATTACAGCAGAAACTGGAGAAACAGAATATGAATTTTACAGAATACCTTATACTGAGTTTGAGGATAGAGATGGAAACGTTTTTGCAGATGCCGTATCTTGTGCTGCTTACATTACAGCAAGCGCAAATGTAATTGGACTAAGTGGCGACGGAATTAACTTAAACGGTGTAAATGTATGCTTTAGTTTAGATGATACTTCTACCTCAATAATGTTAGACAATGGCTACTCTTATGGAGTAAATACTATACAGTCTACAATTAATGCAGATGGTACTATTCATATAGTATCGGCAAATGGAGGTGATATTACTCACTTTTACGGATTAGAGGTAGGTAATGCTTGTCTAGATAGCGGTGTAATAGCTGGTGGACTTAATGATATTAATAATACTTTAAATGAGCTATTCACAGTAGGTGCTTTTGAGTCTGTTGTAATTGCAGACCCACATAGTACAATAGTTGCCGATGTAGGTGGTGTAGATACTACAGGAGGTTTAGTAGGTAGTGCTATCAACCCATCAGGTAACGATATAGGAGCAGGTATATCGGCTCACTATAATAAATCAGGTTATAAGTCTACAGAGACTATTGACCAAGCATGAGAGTACTTTACTTTCAATATGAGAAACGAAGGTATCTTTGGAGCTTGTTTAGTTTTAGACGATATAGCAGATGCACAAGGTAATTTAACTTATGCAGACCCAACTAAATTTTGTGACGGCGTTACAAATACAGGGAATATGGGTATTCAATGGGGTATGTTCTTTCATCCTTCACCAGATGGACCTTGGACTTACTATGGAGCTCTAACTGGAACTGTTTATGGCAGTGGATGGAATGGTGTAGATGCGTTCAGATAC